GGCTCCATGCCGCGATCCCGCTCGACCTGCCACTGCGGCTCCTGGCAACGCAGGGCGATCCACGTCGCGTCCCGCAGCGTCGTCGCGTCCGGGTCGATCAGCAGGTCGTCGACCGAAACCCACCGCGTGCGAGGCAGACGCGTCGCCGAGCCGGGAGGCTGGTACATCTCGTGGAACAGCACGCCGCGACCCTTGATCAGGGCCTCGTCGATCGCCATCCGCGACTCGTCCTTCAGGTTGAACTCGTTCGGCGTGAAGTTCAGGACCCACTGGATGAGGTTGCCCACCGCCTGGTCGCGGGCGTAGTTCGTCTGCATCTCCTGCTGGTAGCTGGCGACGATCCGCTGCTCGAGCTGCATTGCCATCTGCTCGGGACTCAGCATCATCCCCGTCATCGGGTCGACCATCGGGATCGGCGGGGCCGACATCGCTCCCTGCTGCTGGAACGCCATCGCAAGCTGCTGCTGGGCCTGCTGGCTGGCGATCATCTGGAGCGCGAGCGGCGGGATCTCCGGTTTCTTCGGGTTCGCCTGACGGTTCGGGTTCTTGTAGTACATCGTCGGGCCGAAGAGCTGCACCAGCTCCGCGACCTTGTTCATCGACATCTTGAAGACCGTCTTCGGGGCGGTCCCGTCGACGTACATGCCGACCGCTTCCGACGCGTTCTTCTGGGCGTACATGAAGTCATGCGCGCCGTCGAAGAACTTCCAGCACTCGTCGGCCGTCTTGCCGAAGGCGCGCCATTTGTGATCCCTGGCCTTCCCCATGAGGGAAAGCCAGAGACTCACGACTGGCGACATCGGGTTGTCGGTCGAGACCGGCATGGATCAGCCTTCGAGGTAGTCCCACATTCCGTAATGGCTCCGCCCTTCCGACACGTTGTTCGACTCGCTGATGTGGCAGACGCACATCTTCGAGGTGTCCGGCGTCGGGTTGTTCGTGAACACCGTCAGCCGCAGCGTCCCGTCGCCGTTGACATAGCGGACGAGAGCCGGGAACCACTCGCCGCCGGGGTGCCGCCAGCGAACCATCTGGCCCATGAAGTTCCTGTGCTTCGGCTCCGGCGGAGCCTCGGGCTCGGGACGTTCCTTCCGCGGCTTCGCCGGCCTGGCGAGGTCCGCGTCGGTCTTGATTTCAGGAGGCAGAACGGCGGTCATAATCAGCTCGGTCCCAGGGAAATGGAGAAGGATCCGCCGGACGCCCCGGCCTTCCTTCGCTTGTTGTTCAACTGCTGGACCGCCCACGAATCGCGAGGCGCCGCCTTCTTCGGGGGCGTCCAGTCCGGAGCGAGGTCGGCCAGGTATTCGAGGCAGTTCCCGGCAATGATTACGTTGCCGTTTCTCCGAACAATGAGCGTGCCGTTGGGCACGGAAGCACAATAGACCATGCCCTCATAATGGACAGTCTCGAAGTTTGGCCTGTTGTAGGCATCCCGCAGGGACGCCTTGCGCTCAAGCCGCCGACCAACTCGAATCGACGGATGTCGAGTGGTGCATGGCTTTCCGCGGATTAACGTAGTGGTGCCCGCTGGGCGTGGCCTCATAGACGTAGAGAAACCAGACTTCAGGTAAAGCTCCTGAATGTCCCCAGCGAGCATGGGGCTCGACGTGAAGTAGCACTCACTGTTCGGTCGCCGACTCCCATCCCCCATCACGGCGCCTTCAAGAAACCGCTGGATGAGTTTCGGCTCGCCATCTCGAATCCACTGCGGAACTCGCTTCTCGAGAAATCCCTTCCCGAACCTGGAGAAGTATTCCCAAAGCTGACGACTAGATGCCACGAACCCGCCCGGAGTGCTCACCCAGTTCCAAGGAAGCCGATCAACGAGGTCGCGGATTCTCTTGCGGCCTTCGGGCTTCACCTGAGAGATTGTGACCCGGTAGCCTTTTCCAGGGATTCGGATCGTCTTGTCGCAGCACCCTTCGGAAACGTACCAGCCACACAGCTCAGCGAAGTCTCCGGGATCAACTTCCCGATCACCGCCAAGTCTTCCCGCCTTCGGGATGACCACCTTGTCGTACTTCTTTCCAGCCCATGACGCTCGCGTCTTGATGGAATCCCAGATGCTCAGCTCGCCCGCCAAGCGAATGACGGGCTTTCCATCTCCATGCTTCTCGTAAACCACCATGCGATGGTCCGGGGTAACGAGGCAGTCGAGCCGCTGCCTTGGGCTCCCTCCAATCTTCACCATTTCGCCGAAATGTCTCTTGGCAATCAGCCGAGACGGCACCTGATACTCAATCAGGTCCGTCTCCAGGTTGACCGTAGCCAAGGATTCTGCCGGAGACAGGTCGTAGAATCGCTTCCATCCACTCTCGGTAAGGACTTCCGTCTCTGCGTCAAAGCAACTGGCGGCGTGGTTATTCGCATCGCGCCGCTTCGTCGTGGCGTTGCCTTCTTTGTCCTTCTTGTAGAACTGCTGACCCATCTCCCAGATGAGCTTCGGGCAGCGGGAGTGGATCTTGAGCGTCGGCTTGCCGGTGTCGGGTCGCTCCATCATCCAGCGGCGGAGCGACTCCGTCCGCGACTCAATGTCGTCGCTTCCCCAGAGGAAGCCCGACCCGGTCACGCGCGAGTAAACGCCCTCGGACGCCAGCGCGTCGCTGTACTGGATCTCGACGTTGAGGCCCGAGCCCAGCTCCGTCTGCCGGCCCATCGAGTGGTCGATCACGAACGCCTCAAACTCGCCCCGCTTCCGGTCGCCCATCTTCTCGGCAACCTTCTTGGCGAAGAGACTGGCCGTGCATCGCTCGATGTAAAGCTCGTCGTAGATGTGGACCGTCCCGCGGTGCGCGTACGGCACGCCGCGCTGCGAGGTGAAGAGTTCTTCCTCGGGCGGCACGGCCGCGAACAGGACGGCGCACACCTGCACGCCCGGGTCGACGATCATGTATCGCGACCAGTAGTGCGGGATCTCGAACGGCTCGATGACATGCTTCTCGGGAGCCCACTCCGGATACACCACGAGCCCGCTCATCGCGAACTCGCCGTACCAGCGGACCCGGACGTCCTGCGGCGTCAGGAGCTGCTTGAAGAAGGTTTCTTTCTCCTTCTTCCCGATGTAGACGTTGTCCGAGATGAGGAGATGAAACTCCTCGATGTCGTACTGCTTCTTCGGGTCGATCGCCCGGCGGTGCATCTCGAACAACTGGATCGACGACGCGAGCGGCGTTGCGGAGTAGAACCCCGACCCGCGGCGCTTCACGCAGCCGCGCTGGAGTTCCGAGATCCATCGCTCGTTATCGAGTTCCTCGTCCGCCCACCAGCCGTCGATTTCGTCCCCCTGCTTCGGCGCACCGGCCGACGAGGCGAACCGGAGCTTGCTCCCGTTGACGCACTCGATGATCCCGGGCTGATCCTTGGCCTTGCACTCCCACGCGATACTCTTGATCCATCGCGGCGGCAGGAACGGCGGAGCGTCCTTCCACTTCTCGGCGTAGGCGTTGTCGTACGCATTGTCCGGCATGACGGGCCTCCACTCCCGGGAGTGCTCGTCGCGGATCATCTTGAACGATCCCTCGCGGCCCACCTTCGGCCACATGACGCGGCCGATGTGGTCCCAGTCCCACCCGACCGCCATGAAGTTGGCGTTCTCTTTCGGCACGCGGCGGTGCGGATGGCAGCCCATCATCCACCACGCGACCTCGGCGCCGCAGCATTGCGATTTCCCGCTGTTCGCATTCACCAATCCCGCAGCGACATAGTTCGCGTTCGGCTCGACCGTGATGTCAAAAATACATCCGTGACCTAGCGGACAAACATCCACAATGGTACAATCTGCATCGCGATTGGTGCCACAGAATTCAGGAGGATGGGATGCCAAAAACGGATCTGCGAATTGACCTCGACCCTGCTGAGCTTCGCGAGATGTACGAGGTCCGACTGATGACAAAGCAAGAGATCGCGAAAGCGAAGGGAGTTTCCCTGAACTCCATAAACCGGCGGTTTCGGAGGTTCGGAATTCAGGGCCGCCGCACAGGACCACGGAACGGAGAGCTTCATCCTGACTGGAAGGGCGGCGTGACGACCGACAAGCACGGATACATCCTGAGGTATCGTCCTCAGCATCCCAGTGCGAACAACGCGGGCTATGTGCGAGAGCACCGTCTCGTGATGGAGCAGAAGCTCGGCCGGCTGCTTGAGCCGCACGAAGTGGTCCATCACATCGACGAGAACCGCGCGAACAACCATCCTGATAATCTTCAACTGTTCGCATCGAATGGCGAGCACTTGAAGGCGACCCGGACGGGAAGGGTTCCGAACTGGACCGAGGAGGGGAAAGTGGCGATGGACGCGTCTCGCAGAGCAAGGTGGCGCCGGAGGAGAGAGCGACTCCAAGCGGAATCCAGTGCCCGGACCGATCCAAAACCCGATGCTCCATAGTTGCCCGCAACTTCTCGCCATTCGACAGGGTGAACTCATAGAGTTCTCCCTCGCTCTTCACGAATGGACGGGAAGCCCGGCGGACTTGGAGATCTCCCGTACCCGGATCGCGCGAGTGGACATGGAAGTCCCCGTCGATCTCGTCGATCCGTCGATACCCCCCATGGACTGGGTCGTAGATTTCTTGGCTGCCTGCGAGGCAGCGATTGCTCCCCCTCACAACGCGATCGGCGGCGGTCGAGGAATGGAAGCGAAGCTGCGCGGGGAGCGGCCGGTAGACCTTCAGCGCCTCGGCCTTGCGGTTGGCGTACTCCTGCAGGAGCCGCATCAGGCGGGCGCGCTGCGAGTTGCTCTGGGCCTGGGCGACCGCGGCGGTGTCGATGCCCCCGGCATCAGGAGCGTCGTCATCCGGCAGGATCACGCCAAACGCGGAGAACCCGTCAGCCGACTCGCGGCGCGAGTTCGGCAGGAGGCTCGGAGGGAGGCGAGGCGGCCGAGGCATCGGGCGTCTGCATCTCACGAGCCAGCAACTCGAGGTTGATCCTCAGCTCCTCGTCGCTCATGCTCTGCTCGGGCCGCGAGTCGGCCTTCGTCAGCGAGGCATGCTTCTCGACAACGCCCAGAATCATCTTCATCGCCTGGCCGCGCTGCATTCCGCCCGGGGCGGAATCCTGAAAGTGCTGACGCACTGTCTTGGCGAATGCGCGGGGGCCGCCGAACTCGGTAATCAATGCTTCGGCAAGCTCGGACAGGTCGACCTGATTCTTGGGAGCGCTGAGGAGCGTCTCGAGGGTCTGGTCCAGAAACCTCTGATCTGCTGGCATGGCCGGGTCCGCGACTGCGGAGAGACGCAGCTTTCAGCCCCTGAGAGTGCCCGCACGCGGGACAGGGCTCGCTGTATCGTAAAACAATGAGGGCGGTTGTTCAATCGGTCTTGTCTCGCGTGGCGAATCCCCCCACGACCTGCTGCGTCGACAGGTCCTTGTCCTGTCCGTCAACAGTCACTCGAGCCAGGACGCGACCCAGCGAGGTAGACCTCCCAATGTCGTCGTGAATCGGAATCTCGACCATGCACCGCTGATGCTTGCTGGTGAGCTTGATCAGGTTCGCCTTGCTCTTCGCTCCGGGCTCCCCACTCTTCAGCTCAGGGGCCCAGCAGTCGATGAGCCGAATGCGGGCTGAGAACTCGAATGAGACACTGAGTGTGTCGCCGTCGTGAACCTCGTTGATGACCGCCGGGACGCGGATCATCGGAACGACTGCCGGCTTCGGGCCCCTTGGCTCTGCATTAGCCTGAAGCAAGACGCTCGTTGCGACTGCAATACAGGTGATCGCCAGCAATGTGTTGAGCTTCATTTCGGCGGCACCAGTTCGAGTCCGTAAATGTTCGGCTTGATTCCAGGCGTCTCCACGGGAGTCGGCTGAGCCACGGTTGCAGGACGCGACAGGTAGGACTGCACAATCGGGATCGCCGCCAGTCCCGCACCGATCGGACCACCGACAGCGAACGCCATCGCCACCTTTGCGAGCGTGCTGATGGTGGATGGCTGGGACGCGGGGACTTCCTTCGCAATGGGAAGCGGGACCGCTTGATGAACGTCGCCGATATGGATCACCTCGCCCCCCTGCGGATCGCTCCACGATGGGCCGAGAAACTCACGTTGATGGGCCTGCGTCCGTGCCCTGTCCAGCCGCAGGCTCTCCGCTGCGTCCTGCAACATCACCGCTTCGTGCGCCAGACGAGTCCGCGCCCACTGCTGGGCGATCTCTTCCGGCAGCTCGGTATTGATCTGCGATGGTGCGGATTCGGCCACGAACGCCTCCGGGGATGCGGTACGCGGCGAGCAACGCCTGAGCGTCACCCGCCGCCTTGTCCGCTTGCTGCTGAGCGATGGTCAGCGGGTGCATCACTGCTTCGCGGCCGTCGGGCCGGCCGTCGGGCCGTCAGGCGAGCCGAACTGCGGATGCGGCCCCTGGATGTACCGCACGCCGAGCCCTTCGGTCAGGCTGACATTCGCCTTCCCTTCGAGGTAGTCGTACCGCAGGTTCTCGGCGTAGTGCGCCGCACCGTCGGCCTGACGCTGCGCTCCGTTGAGAGCGTGCATCTTCATCATTCCGTAGTCTTCGGGACCCATCGTCATCTCCAAAGGTTGAACGCCCTCTGCGGGCAGGTGAACTGTGATTCCGGGTTCGTCGGTCATTTCTGTTCCGTGAACCTGAACTCCAGCGGCTTACCCAACTCGTAGGCTTGCTCGCTGAGAACCTTCCCTGTGTTGTCCACAATGCGGACGGGAATCTTGATGCTGCGAATCGCGGCGATGTCGGCGTCATGCTTGGCGGCACGTTCCTCCAGTGCGGCGAGTCGAGCCGGGTCGATGCTCACGCCATCCTTTCCGTCACGTCCCGGCGGTCCTGGCGGTCCCTCTTTCGGCGTGCGGCTGGCGAGTGCCTTCAGTGCGAGAGAGATTTCCGTGTCGGTGAGTTCGAGTTCCGACAACCGCTTCTTGATCTCCGCGTCGTCATAGGCGACAGGCGGGGAACTCGGCTGCGTCGGTGCCGTGTCGAATCCGGGATATCCCGGCTGCTGCGGTGCGGCCGGACTCGGCATGTAGGGTTGCTGCGGTGCGGCGTAGTACGGTTGAGCGGGGACGGCGGGATAAACCGGCACGAACGGACGGCACCCATAGGGTCCGCACCCGCCACCCACCCCAACGCCGAATCCCCACGCCGTCTTGTCGTAGTGAGCACGCCACGAGCGGAGAGCACCGTGGATCGTCTCGATGTTCGTCGCGATGCCGCACTGGTCGCCGTAGTCGTCGTGCGTCAGGATGCCAACGACGGTCTTGCCAACGAGAATCGGACCACCAGAGACGCCCTGAATGCCACGACATTCGAGATTGAGATACCCCGTGCCATAGCTCCTAATCCGCGTCTTCGTAACGGTGAGTTGCCCGCCGCGTGCGAATCCGCACACCGTGACCTCCGAGCCGATCGCCGGTGACGCCTTGCCGATGTCATAGATCGCCTTCGGTTTGTACCCACGGCAGTAGACGAGAGCGAAATCCTTGCCGGGTCCACCCGCGTAATACGCCCACGGTTCCGCCCACAGCCACTTCCCTTCGGGGGCGAGCCACGTCCCGTCGCGGTCGATGCAATGGCCCGCCGTAAAGAACACGCCGGTCCCGTCGTCCGTCCGCGTTCCGATACACACGGCCGAGCCGACAGCACCGTCAGCACTCCGAATCTGGCACACCTGCCCATAGGCGACATACGGAGCGAGCACCCACGCAACGTGGATGATGACGTGAGCGGCGATGTGGACGAGCCAGTTCATTTCTGTTCCTTCATCCTCAGGAAGTCGATCGCAACGCTCACGGACGCGAGGCTGAGCAGGTAGCCCACCGGCAGCCACACGAGCGAACTTCCGAAGAAGATCCCCCAGAAACTCACCTCAGTCACAAACAGCCCGAGCGTCATCCCGCATCCCCTGGCCTCGGCATGAGCCCGCGGCAATGGATCCCGCGGACATGGTCGTCCAGCTTCCGCATCGCCTCGACGTGATCCTGGTGGAGATCCTCGAGTCGCTGGCGATGAGCCGCATCGGCTACCTTGTCCGCCTTCATTACCCCCATGAGTTCCACATGAGCACGGAACCCTTCATCCACCCTCGGGGCCGCCCACTTCGCGGCCCTCCACAGGCCGTAGATGACCACCCCACCCAAAGCAACGGCCACCATCACAATGACGACGGCAAGATAGACCACCGGCCCCTGCTGGGCCGCACTGTCCAGAACACCCTTCGCGGCATCAGCTCCAGGCACGGATGATCTCCGGTCCACCCCAGATTTGATGGGTCGAATTTCAGGTTTTGACTCATCAAAAATACTCGACCGGTCCCCATGCCGTCAACAGGGCGAAACGGACGGCCACCACATTATGGGACCTGTCGAGGTGAATCCCTCTCCGCGCAAGGGCGGCAGATCACGCGGGGGCCATCCATGGTGGGTCGCTCAACAACCGTCAGAGCCCCCCGGCCACAATCATCACAGATGACCAGATCGAGGTCTGTCACCAGATCGAGTCCGGCGCACTCGGCCACGAACTGCTCGAATTCGACCATCCTCTCGAAGATTGCCAGTGATCGTCCGGCCACCGTCTGATAGGAGGCCACGACCTGATTGAGTCCGATTCTCTGGGGAGCCTCCCGGCTCGACGCCCCCCTTATTAAGGCGAAGATTCCTCTCCTCCCCCCCAGGCGCCAGAAATTTAGTTTTTTTTCTCCCCTATTAAGGAGAGGGATCTTTTCGACCCGGGTCGCCTCCGGCCAGGTACTCCAGTCCGGCGAGCGCAGCGGCTTGCTCATAGCGGTCGATCGTCTTCCTGGGGTTTTTGCCCTGCGCCCAGCGCAGCACGTCCCTGCGGCTCGCGTAGGGGCCCGAGGCCACACGCTTGATCGTGGCCGGGGAAATCAGGTGGAGGGCGGCTCCGGTCGATCTGGCCCACCCATCAAGGAACGGGGTCATCGGCAGGATGTGATCCCCGCCGATGACCCCGATTGCGGCGAACCGCGATTGCTCATACCGAAGCATTCCCAGCCACGCTCCCAGCGAGGGGAGCGACAGGCCCGGCTTCGGGTTCGTCCTGTCGGCGAAGTCGCGCCAGCCGCTGCTCGTAAAGCCCTGGCTGAGCATGGCCCAGCCGGCGACCTCGGTGAGGTGCAGGCAGAGGATGGGGGGTGTCATTCCACCCTCGCCAACAGTTCCTGCAGTTCCTCGACCGTCCGGACCACCCCGACGATCGCACCGGCCTTGTCGAGAAGCCCCATCTGGTGCTTCTGGATCTCGCTGGGCTGGCCGCCGGGCGCCTTCACCTCGACCCAGACGGCCCGCCCCCGGTACACGATGGCGAGGTCAGGGACGCCCGCCTTGGCGTACTGGCTGCCGTGATTCTTGGTGTGCCAAACCGGCTCTCCTGCTGCCTTGAGTTTCTTGAGGTAGTCGGTCAGCTTCTTAAGCACTTTGGCTTCGGGAGTCACCACCCACCTCCTCTGGGAAATTGAGGATGCACCACTCACGCCCGAAATACTTAAGGGCCGCTGCGTCGTACGCCCTGGCGGCATCCTCGGCCGTATCGAACGTTCCCAAGTGAATTCGGACCTTGTCCACCCTTATGTGCGCTTTCCATCGCTGGCACTGTCGACAGACCCCCTTGAGACCCGACTTGCTGTTGCGGTGCAGTCTCCTGTGCCTGTTGTTTTGCGCGTGCGTGCAGATCCTGAGGTTGCTTCGCCTGTTGTTTAGGCCGTCGCAGTCTCGATGATCTATCAGCATTCCGGGCGGCTCTCCCATGATGAGCCGGTGCATTCCCAGATTGTTCGTCTTGCCGGTCTTTGGGACCGGCACCCGCGTAGCTGCATAGACAATGTTTCTGGTGCATCGCCACGCGAACCACTTTCGGCCAGAGACGAGATCGAGGTCGGACCTGTCGAAGGTCACTACGACTCCCTTCTCGAGTTCAATGGTCGCGATTTCCGTACTCTGAAGCTCCGGCGTCACTGAATAGCTCCTTCTGGCCGGCGATGTCCGGCTTTGGGGGAATGAGGCTTTCGTCCTCGGGCATGTTCGACTTCGCGACCGGGCCGAAGGTCTTCTGGCACGACCTGCAGCGGATCGTCAGTTTCCACTGCCGCCAGTCGCGAGCGGACTGGTCCCAGAACACCTCGAAGTTTTCATAGAGAGTCCGCTGACAGGAGCGGCAGCGTCGCCCCATGTCACCCAGGAAGGCGATCTTTCCGTTCTCAAGAATCGTTGCCATCAGTTCCACTCCACCTTCATGGGTGACAGGTCGCCGCACAGCACGAGCGTCTCGTAGGCCCGCGTCATGGCGACGTAAAAGAGGCGATAGATCATGTCCTTCTGGTCGCGGGGGCCGACCCAGTTCTCGTAGCCCGCACGACTGAGGGCAGGGCAGAGGTAGACGACGTCGGCCTCGCCCCCCTTCGCCGAATGGATTGTCCCGACCCGCACCAGCGGGTACTTCTCGAACGGCGTCCCCGGGTTGCCGTACTGCCCCATCTCCGGGCCGACCCGCTTGTAGACCTTCGCCGGGAACTCCATCGCCCCGCTCTTGCTGGCGATCAGGTTCCGCTGGAACCACGACAGGTCCCCCTGCCACGCGGCCGACAGGGCGGCCCGCTGATCCTCCTCGGTGGCGAACAGGTCGGAGATGTCTTCGTCGGTGACGATCGGGTTCTCGGCCTTCTTCCACTCGTCGAGCCGCTTCTTCGCTCCTCGACTCAGCACGTCGGATGAGATCACCTCGACCCATGCCAGGATGTCCCGCAGCTCCCACCGCCCCTTCTCGCGGGCGGCCAGGTACGCCAGCAGCCGGTCTGTCGAGCTGGCCCCCTGCCTCGGCGCCAGCGGGTTCCACCGGCCATTCTGGACCGCGTAGGGATTCTGAAAGGGAATCCCCTCCTTCCGCATGTGGGCGATGAGCGGGTCGACGTGGAATCCGCAGGCCCCCAGGAACATCACCGTCTTCCCCTCGTCGAGGTGTTTCTGGGCGTTCCGCATCAGCGTGGCCGGGTCGCGGAAGTGCAGGTGAGGCGACCGCACCACCTGACCGTCCGCCCCGCGGGGCTTGTAGACCACGTCCTCGCGGCTGCTGACCTTGCGGATCCAGCCGAGGGACTGTTTGAGGACGGCGTCCGGCACGCGGTAGCTCGTCTCGAGCACTCGCCTCTGCGAGGCGGGGATTCCGAGGTTCCAGATCGCCTCGGGAGAGGCCCCGCGCCACGCGAAGATGGACTGGTCGGTGTCCCCCGAGAAGACGACCTTGGCGTTTTCTGACCACTTCGCCAGCAGATTCACCTCGCTGGCTGAACAGTCCTGGGCCTCATCGACGTAGATGATATAGGGACTTCCGGGGGCCCGGTCGTAGTCGCGGGCGGCAACTTCGATCAGGTCCTCGAAGTCCATGTATCCCGTCTCCGCCTTCCACTCCTCCCAGCTCCGGGCGAAGTCGTTCACGCTCGAGTCCCACTCGTCCCGCGGCACCATCCGGGCGCGGTTGATCGTGTACCGTGCGAACACCCGGTCTCCGCCCGCCTGCGATGTCGGGACCGGCTCCCCGGAATCGTCCGGAGTGGTCCTTCCCCCTGTCAGCGGCAGCCGCGGACACCGCTCATTCCACTCCTTCAGTTTCCCCTCGGCGATCTCCGGCCGACCGAGCAGGCGATGGCAGTGGGCATGGAGCGTCCCGACGGAATTGTTCGGGAGCGGGACCCCCTTCTGGCGCACCGCGAAGGCGGCCGTTTTCGTCAGGGAGCAGATCATGACTTTGTCGCCGCCGTACAGGTCCACGGCCCGCGAGGCGTTTGCTACCAGGTCCGTCGTTTTTCCGGTTCCTGGCGGTCCAACGGTCATGTAGCAGTTCCGTGACATATAAGCGGTTCCTTATGTGCTACCTGCTACCACCTGTTTTTCGTTTTTCCAACTTTTCAAAATCAGGTGGTAGCAGGTAGCAGCGCCGAGCTGGCATGCTCCGGCCTGTCAATCTGGGAAGGGTTGGTAACATCGTTAGCCGATCGGAAGGCGTGAATGTGGTGTTTTGCCTCAATCATGGAGGCGTTCGCCTTCCAGCAACGCCTCTTGATCTGTTTCCCATCGAAGCGGCGGTTTACCTGGGCACGCTCGAAACCGATGTCCATGAGAGCGTTTGCCCAGTCCTTCTCGTTCCACGGATTGCCGCAGGTGCGGAGCGTCCGAGTGAGGTCGAGCACGCCGATGTACACCTCTCCGGCGTCGAAGAACGGGGCTCCGTCGACCCACTCTTCCCGCGACATCGTGTGCGGGGCGGGGAGCCCGGTTGAGCCCTGCTTGATCTCGATGTACGCCCCGAGGTAGGCGGCCCCTTGCGTCGCGCGACCGTACTCCGGGGCGTCGATCGACCGGGCCGCCGCGGCGATGTGCCGGCAGACGGAGAGCCATTCCGGTTTCTTGAAGAGGCGGATCACGACGGGGTCCGGCGTGCCAGCGGTGTGATCGAACAGGGCGCGGCGAACCTGATCCTGATTGAGCAGGGAGCCCAGGGTCACGGACGTCCCGTTGTCCAGCTCGAAGGCGTACTCCGACGCCTCGCTTCCCCGCTTCGTGATCCCCGCGATTCGCAGGTTGTCGTCGGTCAGGAGCGAGGCGATGATCCGCAGCCGCTCGTCGCTGGGGGCCGCCTCAGCGTACGACTCGCTCTGCTCGAGCTTCACGAGGGCGTCGGCCGCGGCCCGCTTCTGCACCTCGGCCCGCAGGATCGACATGGTCGTGCGGGTCACTTCCATCTCGGGAAGCGGCGGGTCGAAGTCGAGGTTGACCTTCTGTAGCAGCTCCAGGTAGATCCGCCGCAGCCGCTCGTCCTCGACGTCCTTCATCCCCTGAAACAGGAGCCCGGCGAGCGAGGCGACAGCATTGTTGCGGCCCCCTTCCTCGACGCCGGACAGGATCTTGTTCCAGAACTCGCGCGACCGCGGGGCGTCCGCCAGCTTCGGCCCCGCCTTGCTACTCTCCGCCGGCGCCTGCACGCAGACCGCGGTGAAGCAGTCCAGATCCTCGAACCGCGGGCCGTCGTGCTTGAGCAGGCGGGCAGGGACGCTGACCCCGCCTTTCGTGTTGATCGTCCCGGGAATCCGCAGCACGCGGGCCAGGTCATGGACGCTGTCGACCTCCCAGCCGAATCCCTTCGCCTTCGCCGCGAGGGTCGCGTTCCAGTCCCGGGCCACCATCGCAGCCCGCATCCGGTCGGCGTCCCCGCTGAAGATCAGGTGCTCCTTCAGGAGCCACCACGCCTGCAGGCCGTGACCTGAGTGGACTACGAGCGTCGGCCGGAGCGGCATGGCGTCGAGGAGCTTGTGGGCCGACTCCTCATCCGGCGGGAGCGTCTTGCCCTTGTGGGCGGCCCCGTCCTGATAGTCGATGTCGAGGCCGAACCCGGCGATGCCGCTGATCTCGTTCGCCTTGGCTCGCTCGCTGAGCTTGAGCGACGTCTTGCTCTGGTCGGCGAGGCCGACCCCCACATACTCGTTCGGCCGCCCGGCGATCGCCTCGGCCGCTTCCGCCGGGTCGTCCCACCAGTAGCTGCACTTCCGGTCGAGCGTCCATGTCAGGAACTTGTGCGGCTCCGGGACGCCTTCCCAGAGGGCACACAGGAACGTCTCGGCCTCTTTCTGCTGCGTATTCATTGCACCTCCGTGCGGAATGATGGGTCAGTGAAACATCGCCGCCCGGAAGCGCGCCTCGATATGCGTTGGCACCGGCATGTGCCCCGGCAGAATGATCTGCTGGAGCAGGATCCTCATGCCGGGCGGCGTCAGGCGGCTCGGCTGTTCGAGCAGTTCCCAGTAGTAGGAAGGGAGGTCGGAAAACATGAGAGACTCCTGAGTGAGAGAAATTCGCCATGCCCGACTCGAACGGGCGAGCGGTTGTCAAAGCCGCTCATGCGCACCTGCTGGCGAACCGATCATGCAGTGGTTTGCAGCCGCTGATCGAAGCGGTTGATGAGGTCCATGGCTGACCCGCACGCACTCCTGCTGGCGTCTCCCTGGTGCTGTTCATGCTCAGCGACCTGAGGCCGGGAGCGGCCCTGCCTACCGGGCAGTCACTCCTCTTGCGGCGCGGTGTCGGCCACCTTGACGGCGACCTCGCGGAGGGCGCGTCCCCACTGATCCTGAAGCGCCTCGGCCGCATCGCGGGCGATGATCTCGGCGACGCTCGGGACGATCTGGGCGTACGGCGCGCCGTCGGCGTTCTGGGCCCGGGCCAGTCCGAGCCGGACCATGTAACGCCAGTACGGCATCTTCGTGATCTGGAGGCTGTCCTTGATGAACTTGTCGAACGCCTTGATCGAGGCGGGCGGCACGTTCACCACGAGCGGCATCAGGTCGTCAGGTCGCAGGATGAACAGGATCCGCTGATCCTTCATCCGCTTGCCGCGGCCGTTCTTGCCGGTGTCCCACTGCGAGTAGGGGAACCCGCTCGCCTCGGCGATGTTGTAGACCCGCTTCACGACGTTCCCGGATGCGTCGTACTTTGTGCGATCCGGGATCAGGTACGGGGCCATGACCTTCATCATGTCTTCCGGGATCGGTCCCTGCTGCTCCCCTTCGATCCCGTCGAAACTGCGGAGCACGGGGATCTGTCCCGGCTTCGCGTCCTCGCTCGGCCAGAGGAGCGAGCACTTCTGGAAGAACACCAGCGCCCCGACGATCTCCCGGTGCGCCTCCTCGCCGATCAGCCACTGAGTCATGCCGCCGGCCGGCACCTTGATCCGCAGCAGGTCCTTCGGCTCGATCGACATGCCCGTCTCGCGCATCGCCTGCATGGCTTCCTTGGCCTCGCTCTGGCCGGGAGCCAGCAGGGCGAACCGCTCCTTCTTCACCACCGACATCTCCGTCGTCGTCATCTGAACTCGTCTCCGTTTTTGAGTTGAAACACATCAGCACAGTCACGAATCAGCACAGTCACGAATCAACACCGTCGCGCGTCTCCTTTCGGTTCTCCTTCTGCCCTTGCGAGCGGTAGGTGTTCTTGTAGGGCTCGTCCTCGAGGTAGCCCTCTTTCTCCATCGCGTTGCGGACCAGCTCGCCGCACTTCAGGCAGAAGCGAGTCCCGTAGTTGCACGGGAAAGTCTCGCACCTCGCGCACTTCTTTCCGTTTCCACGCCAGGGAGAGGGCATGTCGACCTCCGTGTCACTTCACCTTGAGAACGCTCAGGACCGTCTTGCTCCCGACGTCGAGTACCTTTGCCAGCGGCTCGGGCACGGGCTCGCCGTTGTCCGTGTATTCCTTCACGAGCGACTTGAGGGACGAGGGACTGTAGTTGTCGGCCACCATGTCCGCGCGGCCGATCGCCCGCAGGGCGTCACAGACCATCTCGACCGTGACGCCGTCCTTCTCGGGGAGCTTGCGGACCCAGGTCTCGGTGCGGAAATGCACGGTCATCCCGTGAATCCGCATCTGGTCGCACCCCGCCCTCGCCATATCGGTTGCGAGGTCCGGCTCCATCCTCGCCATCGTCGCCTTGACCTGCTTGGTCGCGTCCTCCAGGTCGCGGAGCAGCTTGTCCAGCCGCACGAACACGCTGAGTCGCTCATGCAGCGGCGTCCCCGCTTCCGGCTCCGGCGGCGCGTCGGTCGCCTGCTGGAGCGTCTCTTCGATGCTGTCGATGAAGGTGGGTGGGATCACTTCGACACCCCCGCATCGGCAAGGCCGCGGACGGGTTCGTCGTCGTCGATGTACTCCTTCAGGTCGAAGTCGCTGACTTCGTACGGGAGCCGGAGAACAATCTTCCCGCTGGGCGTCGTGCCCAGTTCGCAGGAAAGACTTGTTTGGTTGATGCCCACCAGCGCGAGCGTCTCTTTTGGGTTCTCCGCCGTGATGTAGATGGCGTCTTGCTCGAGCTTCGCTTTCACTTCAGACCTCCAGCTCAGAGAGGAGGCGGTCGAGCGCAAGCCGGATGTCGCGGATCCGGTCGGACTGCACGAAGACCGCATGCGCGACCTCGCAGAGGTTCGGCGATGCTCCGTTCTCCGGGCACCCCTTACTCGCCAGCGAGTCCCCTCGCAGCGGCTTCAGCCGATCCACAAGGGAGTTGACGATTGCTCCCAGCTCCGTGATCTCGCTCTCGAGCCGCCGCACCTGCAGTGGAAGCTGCTTCTCGGCGACCGGCGCCGGACCGTTCACGTCGATGTAGTCCCGAATGCTGTTCGCACTTCGCGAGGCCGCCGTTGCCAGATGTCCCATTCGCTCCATCACTCCATCCCCCTCATGTAAGAGATCACCATGTCGATCACGTTCTGCTTCTTCTCCAGCGCCTTCCACACCTGCACGTCGGCCGTACCTTCAGCCAGCAGGTGATAGAACACGCAGGACTGCGTCTGCCCGGGCCGACTCACGCGGGCCCACGCCTGGTCGTAGAGACCGGGGGACCACGGGTGATTCCAGAACACGCCGTACGGGGCGCGAGTCAGATCGACGCCGATGCCGCCGCTGCGAACCTGCACGCCCATCACGCCCACGTCCTCGGGCATCGTGGCATGCTGTGTCAGGTCCTTCCTCCGCCCTGACACCTCTCCGTACTTGCGGCCCGCCTCCCTGGCGGCATCGGCGATCTGATCGAGGTCGTGAACGAACTCGCAAAACACGACGCAAGGGGCGTCCATCCCCTCCAGCAGCTCCACGAGCGCATCCCGCTTCTCGTGGCCTGTCTCGACGAGCCTCGATCCTGCGCCGTCGTCGTCGGTATGCACGAACCCGCCGGTGATCTGCCGCAGACGCAGCGTCTTCACCAGCGCGTTCGAGACCGTCACAACCTCATCCGCTACCGCCGCGATCATCTCCTGCTCGAGCGCGCGGTACAGCTTCAGGGTGTCCTGCCCCAGCGTCACGGGAACCGTGATGTGCTGCACCGGCGGAAGGTCGAGGACCGACCTGTCCGCGTGGTAGGTCAACAGCCGCATCCTCGCGGCCAGCTCCTCCTGATTCTTGAAGCCGACGATGTGGTCGGCTCCGAAATGTCCTATCTCCGCGTACCGCGACCGGAACGCGTGGTACTTCGTCCCGAACACGCCGGGATCGAGGAATCGGAATTGCCCGAACACGTCCATCGGCGAGTTCTGCATCGGCGTCCCGGTGAGGGCGAGCCGATACTTCGCCGTGGCCCCGATCGCGGCCAGAGCCTTCGATTGCTGCGAATTGTGGGCTTTGATGCGCTGCGACTCGTCGCACACGACACAGTCGAACTTGACCTCCGCCAGGGCCTCGGCGAGGACCGGCATGCGGGCTGTTTCGTAGTTGACGACGAACACCGTGATGCGCGGCGCCTGCAGAGCGCTCGCGAGCATCAGCTCTTTTTCGAGGAGCTTTTTCTTGTCGGTCGTCGTGCCTTTCTCAAGGACGACAACCTTGTGGGCGGTCGGGCAGTGCTTCTCGAACTCCCGCCGCCACACACCGAGGACGGACTTCGGACAGCAGATCAGAACCTTGCGGCAGGCGCGGTTCGCGATGAGCGAGATTGCGATATTACTTTTGCCGCAGCCCATCCCACAGTGGAGCATGGCGGCCGGCAGGTTCTTCGCGAACCGGAACGCCTCGAGCTGGTGACGCCAGAGGTCGTTCTTGCGGAATCCCGGCTGCATGAGCACGCCGCCGGTCCCGACAATCTGGGCCTCCTGAATCGACGAAGCGAGGGCGAACAGCTCCGCGTCGCCGTCGAAGCGGACTTCCCCGTAGAGAAGCCGCCACGCCGCGGCGGGCGTCGCGTTGCATTTCCAGCAGAGATCCCGGCGATCCCAGACACACGCCGGAAGCGTGTGCAGGAATGCCTCGATCGACTCGCTCACGGGCGCGTCGATGCGGATCTTGGACCCGACGAGGCGCGCACGAAAGTGCGCAGGGGCGGCCGTGCCTTGCATCCGTTCTCTCCACGGCGATCCCCCTGCTTGAGGTCAGGGCGATTGCCGGGTCTCCGTATGGTGCAGTCCCCCGCTTGAGGTCAGGGGCTGCGTCCTACCGACTCGTTATGGTAGTCACCAAACGGAGTCGGCGTCGAGCAGTCATGCCCGACGCCGAAAATGTACCGACCCGGATCAGTGAGAACAAGTCCGGATCAGCGAAATTCTGAAGATTTCGCTAAGACGTGTCCCGATGCAGCCTTAGGCGATCTTCCTCGGCCGCCCCGAGGGGCGGTCCTGCTTGGCGAACTTCTCAGCCTCGCTCCGGGTGATCACCCACACCTCGACGTGGGAGGTCACGCGCAGCTTGTAGCCGAGGCGTCCGCTTTCACAGATCTTCCGGATCCTGCGGAGGGAAACGCCGATGATGGACGCGGCCTCTTCGATCGGAATTGTGTCCGTCGGCAAGGTTTTCAACTCTTGAGTTGCCATGATCATGCCCCTATTATGGTCCAGCTCGGAACAGTTTTGAAGAGAAAAAATCCCGACTCCGGGCCGATACCTCAAGAGCGGCTTGGCACTCGACCGCAGGGAAGAGAACTTGCCTGCGGGAATAATCCGAACCACTAGTACGGGCCTTACGGCCTTGTCGTCTACCACCCGGAGTCGGGACTTTACTCAAACTTCAAAGATTCAAGTGCGCAAGACACTTCTAATGCAGGTGCAAGAGAAGTGTAATAACCGCAACGCCTTAGCTAATGCGAAGCAGGGGCCTATCTAGCATCGGCGATCTATCCCGCTGACTTGATATGTCTCCCGAATCCGAGGCAAAAATCGTGCATCGAATTGAAGAATTAGACTGGAGATAACTGCCCATTCGGGCCGTTCCCTATGTGTCGTGGGAATATAAGGAGCAGCCGCGCAGGGAGGTTGAACCCTTATCAAAGGGCAACCATGTCGAATGAAGCAAAGATTCCGGAAGAGGTGGGAGAAGTTCTCAAGGTGTATGCCTCAAAACATCTCCGCTGGGCTGCGGCCTCAACGGTCAAGCAGTACGCGGTGACTTTGAGGAACATGGCGAAGTTCCTGGGTCGGCCGGCTGTGCTGAGCGACCTGACGGACGACACCGTGCAGGACATGATGGCGTGGTTCCTCCGGATGGGCCGCACGCCGCGCGGGGCCAACAAGATCCGGAGCAATCTGCACACACTCTGGTCGTTCGCCTGCCGGATGGGCTGGATGACGAAGTGGCCCGACTCGAAGCGACTGAAGGAGCCGGAGCGGATTCCCACCGCGTGGACTCGCGACGAGTTGCGGAGCCTGTTCGAGGCCCTGCAGCTACTGCCCGGCACGGTGGGCGGGCATCCGGCCTCGCTCTGGTGGACCGCTCTGCACGCGGTCATCTGGGATACGGCTGAGCGGATCGGTGCGGTTGTGAGGCTCGAATGGAATGACGTATCCCTGTCGACGGCGCGGGTCACGTTCCGGGCAGAGAACCGGAAGAACAAGACCCGCGACCGCCAGCACCAGCTTCACTCCGACACGGTCGCACTCTTGTATCGCCTCAAGGTCCCGAAGGCGACGCTCGTGTTCCCTTGGGACATGAACCCGTTCTATCTCTGGTACAAGTACAAGCGGATCCTCCGCAAGGCGGGTCTCCCGTGCGACCGGGCGCATAGCTTTCACTGCATGCGGAAGTCGTCGGCCTCTTACTTCGAGGCATCAGGCGGGAACGCGACGGAGCTGCTGGACCACAGCAGCCGGCTCGTGACGACGAAGCACTATCTCGATCCGGCGGTCGTGGGGCGAGAGAACCCTGCGCCTAAGGATGTCCTATTTAGGCCGGCAGGATGAGCGAAGATGACAAGGAACTGTCGCGAAGCATGAGGGGGGCGAAGCGGGCCACGCTTCCCGGCGCAAAGTTAGGGGACTTCGTAAAAGATATCGACCTCGTCGATATCGCGAAGCAGGTGCGGGACATGAGCCACGCAGCCAAGGTTGACCTCTCCCTGAGAGTTCAGGAAGACGTTGCGAGCAGATCGTCGATCGTCTCGCTCATGGTGGCGTATCAAGCCCTGAACTCTCATTCGCCGGTTCGGATTGGGACTGTGACGAAGTACGTCGGGGCGATCTCGCAGACGTTTTTCCGGATCTCACTCCGGCAGGTTCTCGACGAAGAGGTCGGAGACCTCGCCCTGTCGGCGGTCCCTGCGATCATGCTCGACCGCCTGATTGATATGCTCGAGTCCGAGCCTACTTCACCATCCCAAGCGACCGCGCGAGATCAATGAGCATTCGCGCGGCGGGCCCGCTTGGGATGCGACCTCTCGGGCCGGGCTTGCGCCACCGGCTGACGGTCGCCTCGCTGACGCCCAGCGCCTCGGCGAGCTGCTGGGCCTCCCACCGGGAAACCTCAAGCAGCCGGTCAACGAACGCAGCCCATCGCTTCTTCGCCTCGCGGCGCTCGTCGGGGGTCAGGGCGGGGGGCATCAGGGGTTCTCGCCCGGAGAGGTGATCTCCATCGCCTTGTCGTCGATCTTGTAGCCGTTCCGGTGACACACCCGCAATGCGGCGGACAGGTTGCTGAACGAGTCGGGATCGAGCCGCTCCCCAACGAACAGAGACTCCGACTCGATTGAGCAGGTGATCTGCGGAACGACCCTTGTTCCGGCGGGGAGTGACTGGAGTCCGCCAGCGGCGTAGAAGCGTCGCAGGACATCAAGAGCGCAGACAGCCACGGAACTCCAGCCGATCGGCTTTCCTGCCCACTTCAGCTCTTCGGTGGGGATTCCGGCACAGGCGTTGACACACGCGGCAATCCGCTCGGCGTCTTCGGTGGTTGGCAGGACTTTGTACGCCACCACGCACGGAGACGTGACATAGCCGTCAACCTCGTGGACGGTTCGCTCGCCGCTGTGGATCTCAGCGCGACGATCGTTGTTCGCGAGTGGCTCGATCCACCACGGCTCTAGGCTGTGCGACATCGCTTCACTCCCCATAAGGGCTGTCGTGCGGCTCCGGCATCGCATGCCAGCCGCGAATTCCCCCGTCGCTCGGCTTCGTCACGAACCAGCACTCTTCCTCGACCAGCAGCTCAAGGCCTTGCGCCGCCACCCACTCGTCGACGGCCTGCTTCACGCCGGGGAACAGGTGGTAGTCGTGCCCGCAGAACAGGCCGCCGGTCCGGACGTGGGGCCACCAGCCCTTCAGGTCCGCCTTCACGCCCTCATAGGAGTGATCGGCGTCGATGAATATCACCTCAACCTGGCGGGGCCAGATCGACGCCCAGAACTCGCTGGTCCCGCGACACGGGACGATCCGAGTGAAGAGTTGCTTCTGGACGTTCTTCAGGAACGTCCGGTAAACCCTGTCCGGGCTGATCGCCGCCGCAATCACGGTGGTTGAGTCTGCGCCGTTGCGTGCCGGGGTCCCGGCCCAGGTGTCGACGCAGTAGATCCAGTCGAGGTAGTTCACCCCTTCCGAAATCTGGAGCGCATTGCCGCCGGCCCAGCTCCCGACCTCAATCAACGAGAATCCGTGCCCGCCGTTCGGCGGCTTCCAGTGATTCCCCAGCGACTCCCAGATCCGCTTGATGAGCGTCCGCCGCCCATGCCCGTTCGCCCCGTATCGGTCGCGACCCAGCCGCGTCCCATCAGCCAGCATCTCGAGCGGCTCGAAGTCGGGCGGGAGCCACGGGCAGTTGTCCTCACTCGGTGTCATCCGGACCCTCCATCACGTCGCGGAAGCAGCGGGCGGCCATGCGGGTGGCCCTCTCCAGCGAGAGGGCCCCTGTGAGGCTCGGAGAGCCCGTCCGCTCGTCGGCCGCCGCCATGGATGCCTTGACCTCAACCAGCCGCTGCTGGGCCTCTGGCGCGGTCTCGGCGGGCCTCTCGATGTCGATCACGCGGTCGCCAGGCCCCATGCCACGCTCGAGCGAACGGCGAAGGTGTTCGCCGACCACAGCCGTGTTGGACGGAACCGGACCACCGAACTCAGTCAGCTTGACGTGCCGCGCCCAGGTGTCCCAGGCCACATAGCATCCCGCGCCCGGAGTCCTCGACCACAGGATTCCCAGATCCCGGGTATTCGTGACGTCCTCCGTGGAGTGCTTCTTCGAGTGGAACGAATCCATCTCGTAATAGAAGAAGGGCGGCGCCATTTTTTCAAAAATTCGCAGGTCGTATAAGATCAGGCCCGTCGGGAGCGCGGCGACCTGCTCAAACCCCCCACGTTCGCTGGCTTCCTCGCGCGTGTACTGGACGAGGCGCGGCGAGGGCCCCTGCTCATGCTCCGGGTTCTGCCAGTTGGCCCACCGGAAGACGTAGATGTTCTGGTGGAGACCCGGCCCCACATAGGGCGCGGCGACCACGACCGGGGCTCGCTGCTGACGGATCCACGTCCAGGCCGTGTCCCAGAACGGCTTCGCGCCGGGCCGGTCCTCATCGGGCGCCATGTCGGCGTCGATCATCAGGACGTAGTCGCAGCCCCGCTCCTGGGCTTCCTTGATGCACCTGTTGCGGGCCATGTCGATCGGCGTCTCGGTCAGGTCCCACAGGACCACCTCGCCGATCTCGGCGTGGGCCGTGCGCCACGTCTCGATCGTCTGGTTATCCGACTCCAGCCGGTCCAGCATCTCGATCGGCCGCATCTTCCCGAACGTCTGCCGGACCCAGTTCGACGACTTCGGGTGTTCCTGAAACATCCCCGGGAACCGCGCGAGCATCACCTTGGACTTCAAGACTTCCTCCCCCTGAAAGACCTTCATACTCCTGCTCACCGGGCATCGCGGTGAGAAACATCATGCTGCCTGCAAAGAACCATCCGACCGAGGCAATCCGGGCATCTGCCGAGAGTCGATCCCAGACGAACAGAATGAACGACACCGGCCCCGCAAGCACAAAGGCGAGGAACGCCCGGGCCAAGCGATTCGCGAGCAGCTTGGTCACAGCCTCTTCCTCCCCCGCCTCGGCGGCCCCATCCTGCCGACGCACGTCAGGCAGATCGTGGTCGTCGCCGCGTGCGGCCGACCGGCGGTGCTGTACGGGTCGATCTCCTCGCGCCACTGACGCCCGCACCGCTTGCATTCCCAGAAGTGCAGCCGGGGGACAGGCGGGTCGTTCAGTGGGCCGAGATCAAGCTCAGGCTCGTCGGTCACTTTGATCCCACCCAAAAATCAAGCGTGATTTTTGACCACACGGAAGAATCATTTTGACGAGTCAAACTTGACGCTGTCAACTGTCGCGTCGTCAAAATGACGCACGGCGCGCACAAAAAGCCCGCGAGGAGGGGTGGGTGTTCCTCGCGGGCTCGCAACCGGCCCTGGGAGTTATCAGGGCCGGGCGGGTGGGAGACGGGATCAGCCGCGCGGCGTCCGGG